ACATTCAATGTGTATTCCAGGTAATCCAACTACATCTGCATCACCATTAGCACCACAATATTGTTGTCCTCGTCTAGTTTTATATCCATATTCTTTTAGCTTAGAAGATAATTCTCTTTCTCCTCTAGCACCTTTTTGTTTACTGTTAGTCACTTAATCACCTTCTTTAACTGCTCTATACATTTAGGACAAAAATCTATTTCTGTATCAATGTTTGTTGCACAAACTTCGCATATCTTGTTACCGCAAGTACCATGATTGCTCCAATTCTTTCTATCTTCTTCTGTCATACCTCTAAAACAAATCCTCTTACCATAATAAACAGGAAAGTCACATAATTTTATTGCTCTTCTCTTTTTACAAAAATCACACCTTTCTTCTACTGGAATTATTTCTCTTATTTTATCCATTTACTATCTCCTTCATTGAAATTGACTATTATATGATAATAGAAATATATAACTATGTTGGATTTACTCCTATTCTCCTTATATTTGAATGACGCACTAAAAAATACCGCATATTCACTTTTGAATAGTACGGTATTTTAAATAATTTTATATTTAATTTTTACTTCATAACCAGTAAAAACTTTATTAAATAATCTTTATAAATAATACATTTTGATTACCTAGTCATCTTCCATGCAGACCCATCTGACATTCTTCGCAAATATCCTGGACTTCTCTCCAGAATTTCTCCTGTTTTTACATCCCTAATAATAATTTCTTCTCGATAATCAGGATCTTCAATCCATTTTGATGTATATAATTTTCCATCATTCTGAAAATCTAATCCTTCGTTTTCTTCAAATTGAATCTGTATTTCTTTTGGCCATATAAAATTTACTTTATCTCCTTGAACATCATGCTTAACTAATGCAAAAGGAGAAGTTATTAGCCTAACATTTATCATATCTCCAACTTTTGAAAAAGACATTTCTGTAAGTATTTTGACACTTGAATACTCCGGCTTAAAAACAAGTACCTGTATAATTTTTTTATTGAAGTCGTATCGAATTATTCCAAACGAATTATCCTTACTATCATAAACAGGCCTTTCTAGAAATACATTTTTCTCCTGTTTAATAGGTTCAAAAACTTTTCCAGATGGATATTCAATAAAATATAGCTTCGTACCAGGATACTTATTTTTAAAATCAAATACTTCATATGCTTCTGAACATGGCGTCCATTGTCCATAATACCATGAATCAGTTTCATCTAATTTTTCAGGATATATATCTTCAAATCCTTTGAATATCTTAATATTCATCTTCTTTGGTACCTCCTCTATAAATTAAAATTTACTTCTCACAATTTTAGTTAATTATAACATATTTTATAAATACCATACTATTCAATTTTCAAAGAACAAATTCTCTTAGTTAGTTCGCAATAGCTTCAAATTATCTTCTATTTAAATCCACTAATTATCTAGTTTATTTTCTTAATTCATATTCAAGTTAAACTCTTCCACAGTTTGATTTCTCCTTTATCAGTATGATAAAATTGTTTTTAAAGGAGGTCTGCTTTATGCTTGATATTATTAATAAAATATTGACTTCAGACAGTTTAGCAAAACTATTAACTATTTTCTTAACATTTTTCTCTACATACTTTGTTGCTAAGTATAATTTGAACAACCCAAGGAAATTAAAGATTAAGCAGTTACAGTTTGATAATGTATATCTACCAATCTATAAATTAATTTACTTTGACATTAATAAATCAATTTCTAAAGATAATGCTTTAAAATATGCTATACAAATTAACGATATCTTAGAAAAAAATTTTGAGCTAGTATTCCCACAACTTCATACTTTAAACTCTCAATTATTAGATGCAATAAAGAAAAATAAAGATTATCAAACTATATTTAATAAAATTAGTTATCAAATCTCGGTTGAATATTCTTTACTATCTAAAGCCTTAGGGTATCCATCTGAGAATTCATATTCATTATTTAAACGAATGGTAACTAAAGACAAACTTAAATCATTAATTAGTTGGATTAATTTGTTAGTATTATTCGGTTCCCCTTTTGTTTTCCTTGCAATTTTTGATATATCTCAAGCTTACTTGCTTCCTATTTTCATTTGTGTAATGTTAGTTGTTCTTCTAAAGGTAAGCGATGCTATTAATAATATGCCTGATTAATTTTTAGACAAGCAGTATGCTATTAGCATTGTTAAATAGAAACTTATTGTTAACATGTACCCTAAAACTTCTGCAACAATTATTACCAATAGAGTTATTATGCTTGCTATTACAATAATACTAATATTGTTTGATTTTAACTGCTCTGTTTCACTTCCACTTAGAGCAGTTTTATTTCTTTTCCCCCAATCCCCTTGTTTTATCATGCTTATCGACTATCTCCTTCCTTCACAATAATTTCAAATTACTTTCCTCTATAAGATTTAAATCTTATCCTACTCATTCTTTTGTTTTCTTTTATACTATGCTCTGCTAAAAAGCTATCTGCATCTTTAATACCTTTTTCTCTTAACTCTTGCCTTCTTTTAATATCTCTTATAATGCTTTCTTTTCATTGTGCTGGAATTATCTTTTCCATGCTTATTCATCCCCCTTATATAACTTCTATTTCTTTTAAGAAAATAGAATATAGCTTATACTTAAATTTATTTATAATTACACCTTTTATAAAATCACTATTAGCTTTTATAGTTATCTTGTTATCTGTTTCTATAATTTCTGTATCTATAAAAAATGTTCTATAAGCCGTATCTGATGTTTCATTAAATATTTTTCTATGTGTTTCTGTTGGAAATGAAATTGATGGAAGTTCAGGAACATACTCTTCTTTTCCTTCTTTCTCATTATTATTCATTCTTATATCATTCTTATCATTCTTGTTTATATCCACAGTCTGTTTCCCTTCTGTTTCCTTAGTGTTACTTTGCTGTTTCTCCGCTGTTTCCTCACTGTTACTTTGCTGTTTCTTTTCTGTTACTAGTTCATCATCTTTAGATTGATAAATACTGTAATTTACTAATGTTATCTTAGTATATTGCTTGTTACCCCTTCCGTGGTCTAAAGTAATCATATGATTTTTTTCAAGCCATTCTAAAATTTTCTTAATTGTTTTTGCATTTGGTTCTTTATAAACTCGATTTTCATAATAAGATACCCCTTTTGCTATAGATCTATAGCTTGTTAAATGCTGCCCTCTATTTATTATTTCCTTACTTCCATCAGACATCGGTATAGAATTTACTTGATGGTTAGCCATATACTTAAGGTACTGCCACACTTTAAAATACAAGGGTGGCATTGCCCATATATCACTATCTATTTCTTTTCTATAATCTTTAATCCACCCTTGATTATCCATAAGTACTCTCCTATTCTGTCATTTCTTCAAAAGATGTACCTACAAAATTTTCTTGTACTGGATCCGCGTACTCAACATCTTCTATTACTTCTCCAGTTTCAAAGTCTATTTCAACATTATCTTCTTTTAAAATACTATCTTTAATTGTGTTATTATCCGCACTGTATGCCTTTTGCATTTCAATAGATAAAATACCCCATTTAGATAGTAGATTCCTTAAAACTGTCTTTTTGGCCATACTATCAAAATCTGTTTGCCACACTCCATTTTTAAAGCTATATGTTTTAGAGAATTTCTTAGCATGAGATTCTACTTCTTCTTTGCTCCAATAAACTGTCTTTTCAAATCCATTTAATAATTTGAAATATCCCGCATATCCTATAACCTTATCTGACTTTCTTTGAGTAAAATCAATTTCCACTTCTTCACTTAATGGATTCCAGTTAATTAATTCTCCTTCTCTAATTTCAACTACATTAATAGCTTTATACTGTCCTGTTCTTAAAGCTAATTGAATATATCCCTTATATCCCATTTGAAATTGAGCCTTAGTTCCATATGGTACTACCCATGCATACCCTAAGTTCTTATCTACTGGTAAATCCATTGTTGCTGCTACCATACAACTAGCTATTACGCTCATAGGCTCACATTTCTTTAAATTAGTATCTGAATTAACTAGATTAACTATTGAACTCATATATTGAGGTGCTCTTTCCATAAGAACTTCTTCAAACCTCTTTTTAACTGCCGGACTATCCATTAGACCTTTAACACTATTTGATATTGCAGGAGCTTGTCCTGCTCCTTCCTTCTTTGCTAATTGATTTTTTAAACTACTTGCTGTTGCCATAATTATTTATCCTCCTTAATTGAAAATCTTCTACTTTTACTTTCTTTAATAACTTTTTCATAAATCTCTGGAAATTCGGATTTAAGTTTTTTAGAATCTACTTTAGTACTAGATACATTCTTCCAACTTAAACTATATCCAGGAGCATATGCATATTCTGCATTTCCTATTTCAAACTTAATTTGATTTTCTATTTCTTTTACTTCTGTTTCAAAAGCTTTTAATTTCTCTTTCTTTTCTAAGTAAGCTTTAATCTTATCTTTATATTCAAAGCCTAATTCTATAGCTTTTTCTGTTTCAGCTTGTTTATATTTTTCTTTAAGATAATTTTCTGCAGCACTTGATCCATCTAATGCAGGTGGCGTTTTATCTTCAACCATCTTCCAAAAATCTTTTTCAGCTTCGATAATCATTTGAATTAACTCTTCATCCCTTTTGACCTCTTTCCATACAAACTTTTGACCACCTATTAATACTGCTATATATCCAACCTCTGCTCCTGTAACAAACAAATAATGTTGTACTTGAAGTAAATAACTTCCTGGTATTTCTTCACCTTCCCAATCATTAGCTAAGAATTGATTAGCGGTTTTACATTCAAGAATTGCGTTTTCTCCTACTACTCTTCTATCTATATTTGCAACCATAAAATGATAATCTTTATGCTTATAATGCTTTCTATCTCTTCTGACTTTTTTACCTGTTCTCTTTTCAAATTCTTTTGCAACTACTTCTTCAAATTTATCTCCCCAGTAAGCACTCTCACTTTGCTCTCCAACCTCAGTTATAGGCTCTGTCTTTTCTAAATAAACCTTAAATGGTGTTTTATACTTATTAACTCCTAAGATTGCTCCTACATCACTTCCACCAATTCCACACTGTCTTTCTTTAAGCCACTCAAGTTTATTCATCTATCTATCCTCCTCTGTATCAAAATACAATCTATCATCCATTCCCTCATATCTAATATTTGAAATATAATAATCTGGATCATTTGAATCATAAAGCTTAAATCCTTCTTCGTTTAATATGTTTATAATGGCTACTAGAATTTTTAATACTACTTTAAATGCTTTCATATTTCATCTACCCCCATTAAAGTTTGTCCATTTTTGTCATAAACTCCATAGTTGTCTATATCTTCTTTATCTGTTATAATATTTTGTAGTGGTTTCATTGGCTTATTCCATATACTTTGGTCGGTTAGGGAATAAGCTATTTCTTTTTCTAATCTATCAAGCGTTCTAGGAACAACTTTATTTACAATGTCTAATATTAACCCCATACAATTCCTCCTTTAGTTTTAATATTATCTTAGTAAATACTGCTTTATCTTTAGTTATTATTCTTATTAAAGCCATTACAGCTAACAAGCTTAATACATGTATTACTAATACATAAGACATCTTAAGTAAAGTTAGTAAATATATTTCAGCTGCATATAGCAAGTCCATCTTTATCCTCCTTATATGCTTTATATAGTTTCTTTTGTTCTTCTAATATCTCTCTATATCTTCTTTGGCTTAACATCTTTGTAATTATGTCACTTGTTCCAAAATGTTTTACTGCTTCTTCTAACATTTCTTGTGTTGACATTTATATTTTCCTCCTTCTGACACATTTCCCTAAAATATGTTAAAATTATATTGAAAGGGGGTGAATTTTATGGATACAAATCTTAAAAAATTAATTGATGTATTAATTGAACTTCGCTCTTCAAGTATGCAAGCTAATAAAAATACCGTAATGGATTTAATGAAGAACTACAACCTATTGTTTCTAGGTAGTAAATTCAATACAATCTATTCCAATGAGTTGCCACAATCCGTAAAGACTTATTTTAATTTTGATATAAGTATTGATAAACTCAATCAACTAATTCCTACAGCTTGTAAGGCATTACAAATGAAATTTAAACCTATGATTGCAGTCTCTGATGTTGGTAATCCTAATGCGAAAATTAATTGTTACACTATAACTTTATGGTAAGTATATGTCCACCTTCTATTGGCTCTAATCCATATTCTTTTCTTACTTGATTTATTGTTTTAGATCCATTAGATATTTCATTGGACTGTTCTTGAACTGGTAATTCTGGAGCAGTTCTTTCTATATCTTCACTAGCTATTATTTCTACATTGTTAAAATACCAATTTAAGCAATATATCTTTAACTCTTCATGTTCTACAAACACTGGCATATTTTCTTCATCTATTTGTGTTACAAATTCTTTAGATTCACCACCTGTTAAATAGACATCTATCCAAGGATATCTTTCATCTATTTCAAAGCTTAATGTTCCAATTTCAACTACTAAAATTATTGACTCCTCTATCTTTATATCTGTATCTGTTGTTTTTATCATCTTTGACATATTAAAATTCCTCACTTTCTATCAATGGTAAAATATTATTTTTCTTTAATAATTCGTATATGAATAACCTTCCTTTTTGTGTCCACTTAGTAATCATATTCACATCTTTCATGCCATTTTTTCGAGTTATTGGTATAGTTTCAGAGTGTGTATATCCTTTAGCATGATATTTAGAATATAAAAGCCATTGTTCACCTATTTTATATTGAATCTTTAGCTCATGAAGTTTATCATTTAATGCTTGTCCACTAAGTCCATAATCTTTAGCTATTTGTGTGATAGTTACAAGATCTTTTGCCATGTCTAATTTGATTTCGTGATCTGAACCAGGTCTTCCACCCTTTGGGTTTTCGTCATTTTTGACGATAACTCTAAAATCTTGATTTTCAGTGAACCCATACTCAATCATTCTTGAAATCCATTTTGCGTATTCTGTTTTAATTTCTAAAAACTCATGTAGTTCTCTACCACTTAATGTAATATCATCTTCATTTGTTTTTATTTTGATTAATTCATTCATTTTCCATCCTCCTTAATTTTTATTATGTTATATAGCTTGTACTAAAAGGCGATTAAGCCTATTTTCATATGTTATAATTGAACTTTATCTAAGTTTTCTAGCTTGTCTATAAGTACACCTAACTCTTCATGGGTTAATTTATTAGAAACTATATCAGCCATTACTTCAGCAAATTTATCTTCTAATTCCTTTGTATCTTCTGGTAATATCAAAGTTACTTCATACATACAAATCCTCCTTAAAATTTTCTATAATATCTTATGCTGAATATTTATTTATGTTCATTATCTTAATTAATGAATTTAAAAAGTTTACTACTTAATCCCACATTCCAATTTGTTGTGGTCTATCTAATTTAATAATTCTTATACTTTCATCAATAATTGGTAAAATTCTTTTATAACTATCTACGTCTAAATCTTCCCATTTACTAATACCTAATAATAAAAACACTCTTGCTTTAACTTGCTCATATTCATCATCTGCTCTTAGTATTCCTAATCTTTTCTTGATGTAGCTTGATATATCAGATTTAGACTTACTTTTAATTTTGTAATACTCTTTTATTTCTGATAACTTGTCCTCAAATATGTCATTTACTAATGTTGTCAACTGACCCTTGAATTCATTTATTTGATTTTGTTGGCTTTGGTATAAGCCTGTTTTTCTTATCTGTGGTAATACTTCATCAGTAACCCAATCTTGAAACTTCTCTGCTTCTTTCTTTTTAGATTTAAATATTAATTTATATACTCCACTTTCTGTTAAAAAATTTTCTCCTGTATTGTGTAGTTTTCTAAAATCGGGATTTCCGATTTTAGAATTTGTCAACTTAATCACCTGTTTATTATTCATTTTTGAAATATTGTCATTAACATTTTTTATTCCTAAGCAATCCCCTACATGTTTTGGATTAAATAATACTTGTCCATTCCATTCAAATACTTCCACATCATGATTTTCAAATACCATTAAATTATTCATTTTTATCCCCTTTCCTTGTTAGCGTTTTGGAAACACGCTAGTTAAAAAAAATCTCTACATTAGCATTAAATGTTGTACATATCTTCCTAGCCTCTCTTATAGAGAAATCCGTTCCTGTTCCATTTAATCTTTTGTTAAATGCCGGAACAGATATTCCCAATAATTCTGCAACTTGCTTCTGTTTTATATTATTCTCAGCTAAAAATCCTTTTAGCTTCCAGTAAGGTTGTTTTTCCAATATTGTCACCCCCTTTGTTAGCGTTTAGGAAACATCTTGTAACTATAATATATACCTTCCTCGTTTCCATGTCAATAACATTTTTTCTATTTTTATTGCATTTTTGTTTACAAAAGAAAACATTAAGCGTATAATTTCTATATAAGAAATTATAAGGAGAAAATTTATGTATAATTTAGGTAAATTACTAAAGGAACTTAGAGAAGAAAAAAATGTATCTATGGATAAAATGGTTGAAGATTTAAAAAAGCTATATGACGTAAATATTGCTAAAAGCACCATTTCAAAGTGGGAAAATAATAAAGCTGATCCTTCAATGGAATATGCTCGTATTTTAATAAAATACTTCAATGTTAGTTTAGATTATCTTTTAGGTATCTCAAAATATAAGAATAAAGATGAAGAACTTAAAGATTATAAAAGCAAAATGAATGAATTTGCTAAAAAACATAATAAAAACTTTTATGAAAATAAGCTTCTTAATAGCTTCAATAAACTAAATGATGAAGGAAAAAATGAAGCTATTAAAAGAGTTGATGAGCTTACAGAACTAAATAAATACAAAAAAGAAGAAGATAATAAAATTATTGAAGTTCCTAAGAAAGAAAAACAAATATGGGAAAAACCAGGCAAAGAATATTTAATGCCTAAAGCCTCTCACGATAAAGATGGAGAATTTACAGAAGAAGAATATAAACATGATGATGATTTAATGAATAATGATGATTTATGGAAATAGATATATAAAGGGTGATAAATTTGACTTATGATGAATTATTAATAGAAGCTGATAAGCTCGGAATAATTGTTAAAGAGTTTGAATTAAAGACTCGTAAAGGGCATTGTCAGGGCTCTAGAATTGCTATTAATAAAAATCTATCCAATTATGAAAAAGCTTGTGTTCTTGCTGAAGAGTTAGGACACTATTTTCTTACTGTTGGAGATATAACAAATCAAAAGATTATTAATAATAGAAAACAAGAACTCTTAGCTAGGAAATGGGGTTATAATAAAAAAATTGGTCTAACTGGCCTTATAAATGCATTTGAACATGGATGCATTAACAGATATGAAATGGCTGAATATTTAAATGTAACTCTTGATTATTTAAACGAAGCTATTGACTATTATGCAAGTAAATATGGTGTAATGCATAGAGTCGATAATTATATTATTTACTTCTCCCCTAACTTTTATATAGGAAAAACTTTTAATTAAATATAATGGAGGTGATCTTTTGCTTAAAGTTGCTGTTTATTCAAGAAAATCAAAATTTACTGGTAAAGGTGATTCTATAGAAAATCAGATTGAAATGTGTAAGGACTACATAACTAATACTATTGGTAAGGATGTAGAATTTACAATTTATGAGGATGAAGGATTTTCTGGTGGAAATCTTGACAGACCTAATTTTAAAAAGCTAATGTCTGCTATTAAAAATAAAAAGTTTAATATTTTAGTATGCTATAGATTAGATAGAATCAGTAGAAATGTTGCTGACTTCTCTAGTACATTAGAAATACTCCAATCTAATAATTGCTCATTTATAAGTATTAAAGAACAATTTGATACATCTAGCCCGATGGGAAGAGCTATGATTTATATTGCTAGTGTCTTTGCACAACTAGAAAGAGAAACCATAGCTGAAAGAGTTAAAGATAATATGCTTGAAATTGCTAAGAATGGTAAATGGACTGGTGGTAAAATACCTTTAGGATTTACTTCTGATAAAGTTGAGTATATAGATGAAAAAGGAATTACCCGTACTGCCCCTCAATTGATTATAAACGAAAAAGAAATGGAGTTTGTAAACTTCCTTTATAATAAATATTTAGAACTAGGCAGTCTTCATAAATTAGAAGTTTATATCCATGAAAATAATATTAGATCTAGAAATGATGTTTTATATGAAAAATCATCTTTAAAAACAATATTACAAAATCCAATCTATGTTAAAGCAAATGATGACGTTGTTGAATATCTTAATAATTCTAATTGGACCGTATATGGTCAGCCTGATAATATTCATTCTCTATTAACTTATAACAAAACCGAACAAACAAAAAAAGACGGTAAATATACTAAAGTAAAAAAAGACTTATCTGAACGTTTAGCTGCAGTAAGTTCTATTAAAGGTTATATTGATCCAGAACTTTGGTTATCTGTTCAAAGACAATTTGATAAAAATAAAGATACTTTCCCAAGGTTAGGTAAAACTCATAACGCTTTATTAGTTGGTAAAATACGTTGTGGTAAATGTAAAGAATATATGCTAATTAGTCATGGTAGAATTTCTAAGACTACAGGAGAAAAGTTATTTTATTATACATGCTCATTAAAGAAAAAATCTCGTAAAAAGTTATGTGATAATGGTAATGCAAAAGCAGCTGATTTAGAAAAGCTAGTTTTATTATCTTTAAAACAACTTAGTTTAAATAAAAAAGACTTCTTATCAAAGATAAGAGATAAATATAAAACTGATGAAAATTATAAAAATATAGACTTAGAAAAATTATCTTTAAATAAATCACTTAAAGAAAAAAAATTGCAAATAGATAATTTAGTTACAAAGTTATCACTATGCAATGATATTGAAGATATTATACTTAATAAAATAAAAACCTTAAAAGATGAATGTAATAACATTGAAAAAACTCTTACTGAATTAGAAACTAAAACCTTAACTTTAAAAAATAATTTATTAAATTTAGACCTTATAGAATCTTTATTAAATAAATGCTCTATGATAGATAAGCTTGATAGATCTGAACAAAAATTAATTGTAGATAATTTAATTGACACTATTTATTGGTATAGTGATGGACCTGGTAAAGGAAAAATAAAAATTAAGTTTGTCGGTACTGAAGATAATCAAAAAGAGATTAGTTTTACAATTAAAGAAATGCAGCAATTAATGTTGCATTTCTGTTCTCATAGCATGTCCAGTATCTAA